TCGTTGAAGCCGCTGCCGTAAACGCGACCTGCGTCTTGGTTGGTGAAGTAATAGGTGAACTTGTTGGTGGTCCCCAGATCGCGCTGATACTCAGGCAGCGACTTGGAGTAGTTGAGGTAGCCGGCCCACTCATAGGCATGGCCGAACAGGCGAATGTTCGACGGGCGGCGGAACTCAATCGACCAGTTGGCCCAAGCGTTTGCGGCACCGCTGGGGTTGGCAATGCTGTCCAGTGCGCTGCTGGGGTTGCGGTCACGGTTGGCTGCGGTCTTGGGCAGCAAAATCGTGTGAGCGTCAGCGGCACTAAAACCAATGCTGGTTAGGAACGAGTGAACGCCTTTGTAGTCAGTGGCCGAGCGGTACTGAGCACGAACCCTGGCGTCAGTTGACCAGACCGTGCTGAAGTTGTACCCCAGTGTCGTCGAGGCAACTGTTCCGGCCGTGTCGTTGTCAAAAACGACAGTCGGTTGAGTGTTCTTGAAGTAGTCCTCAGCGTTGTAAGCCTCTTCCATGTGGACATAGGCTTCGCTCCACTTGGAGACATCAAACGCTGAGTCGCTGTTCTCAAGAATGCAGCTGTAGTGCTTGTTGTTATTGCGGACAACATCACCGGGGCGGTAATAGGTGTCGGCAACCCAAGTGTTAGAAGGGTTCAGACGACGCAGCTCGATTAGTGCGTTATTCCCGTCGGTGTCGGTAACGGCAGCTGATGTGCCGACGCCGATGGAGGCTGTGTCACCAATCAGCGCATCAATGTGACTTGCTGCGGTGTTGGTCTGCAAGACATAGTCACGCAGAGGAGTGCGAGCTGTGGCGTTGCTATTGGCGCCAAGCAGTGCAAAACGACGCTCGGATGTGGTCCGGGTGTCTTGGATCCGGCGGATGTAGATCGTCGCACCAGCCAGATCGGGATAGTCGATGCCGGTGTCTTGGTCTTGGTCGTCAAGAACGTTGTCGCCAGGGGCCGTGCCGTCTTCGTTTTCAAAAGCAGCTTTGACAACAATCTGATTGGGATTGCTAGAAGACCAGGCGGTTGCAGCAAGCTGAGCCCGGTAATCGGCAGAGCGGCTGTTCTCAATCCAGATATAAGAATCTTCGAACAGGCTGTAGCCATCGCGCTCCAGCTTGCGGGGAATCTCGGAGTCGTAGGTGCCAGCCTCAAGGTCCAGCTCAAGGGTGATCGTCGTGTCGGTGTTGCCAGTGCTGCTGGCGACGGTGCCGAGAACAATCTTCTTGATGTTGCCTGTCTTCTCGCTCAGGTCGGTGGCAACCCGCAAACGGTTGACGGTCCAGTCCGAGTCAGCATCAAACGCCGCAGTGCGATAGCCCTCAGCCAAGGCCGCGCAACCACCAAAGTTCGAGTTGGAGTTGGTGACGGTCAGTTCGCCGCCGCTTTCCACCCAGTGGTGAATACCTTGGCCAATGGCAAAGACGCTGACCTCTTGGATAATCGCGTTGTTGACGGCGCGGATATGGAACGAACGCCGCGAGGGCTTCATCCGCACATTGTCTGGGTCCTGCGCGATGTAGTCGGCGTAATCATCAACAGCGCCCCAAGTGCCGCTGTCGTATTTCTCCCAGTTATCGGTGTCTTTCTGTAGCGAAACGCCCGTGAATTGGGCGACCACCATCGACTTGAAGCCTTGGGCAGCGGCACCATTCGCAAAAATGCCGCATAGACCGTAGGTAGAACGGATCGAGCAGTTGTAGATGTAGGGGCTGGCGCTGCTGACGGTGTCAACAGAAGCCGCTGCAGTTGCCGGACGCGGACCAGTGATTTGGTACTCGACCTCGCGGCTGTCGGTGTTGGTTTCGCTCAGACCAGCAAGCGTTCCAAGCGTGCTGTACACCTTGGAGTACAGGCCGTCGAGTTGGGTCTCACTCGTGAATTGGAAACAATCCAGCAGGTGATGGCTAGTGGTTGTACCTGCTTTGTCGAGGAAGGTAAAGCCGAAGTAGTAACCGCCGCCGGTAACGCGGAAAATCGTGCTGCGATTGCTGTAATCCGCCGCCTCGTCGGTGGGAGACGGGACGTAATCAGGACGAACCAGGGTCTTGCGCAGATCCAGGCTGATCAGCGAAGCGCCACGCGGAATGATCAGACCGCCCGAGGTGGCGTCGTTGAATTGCTGCAGTTGTGCAGCAGTCGGGGTAAACGTTGCACTCCAAGTATCGGGAGTTGCCGCGCCTAAACCGTTGTAAATCGTGTGCACCCCAGGTGCCAGCACGATCGAAACCAAGTCGTCGCCGGCGCTGGGATCCAGCCAGCTGCGGCTGGTAATGATCGCAGCCTCAAGAACTGCCCGGTTTACGGTCTTGAACGGACGAGCTTCGGTGTAGCCACACTCCAGTCGCTGCAAGCTGATGCGGCGCAGCTTCTGGCTTTGGGTGCCGTCGTCAGTGGTCGAGTAATCGCCGGAAACAAAAGTATCGCTACCGATCTGCGGGTTTACGTACAGGACGTACTGCGCACTCAGCGGATCGTTGACGATCGACGAGCCGCTGGTGATTTCCGCGTTACCACCCAGCTGGCGGACCGCATCGGTCAGCGCGTTGACTTGCTCTCTAAAGCCCGACTGAGGAACATCAATGTCCCCCAGCGAACCAGTCTGGCCAGCTCGGGTGATCTTGGTCACTGGACCGCCGTCTAAATTGCTTCCAGCAGTCTAATCGCCCCTGTCGTTACAAAATTCGCGGTGCCAGCAATAATTTCTGTAGGCCGAACATTAACTGCACTCGCTGTCACCAGCAGTTCTGTCTCGTAGTACAAATCGCCAGGTAACTGATCCTGGGACGACTTGGCCTCATTGCCACGCTCTATCAAGTAAAACTTGGCCGAGGCTTTACAGCCCTTCTCGGTCATTAACAACAGCTTCATCATTGTCAAGCCGTTGTCGTCCTGATCGCCGTAATACTTACGGTCAATCAAAAACTCTGTAGAACCGCCGCCCGTCACCAAAGACTTAACTGCTTCGCCAAATTTTTCGCTAATTGCTGTGGTGTCCACGCTCGGAGCAGATAGTTCCAGTGACCATTCGCGGAGGTCACAGATCACCTGCCAGTAAGGAGCGGTTTGGCCGGCGGTGGCATCCCGAGGCAAGACATCCGCGTTTTCGTACTCGTCCGAGTCGTAGACAGGCGTCTCGTAATCCGGCGCGTCATCGCAGATCGTTGCCAGCGTCACGGTGTCCTGTGTGTCGCTGAACTCGTAGTCGCCGTAGCCACGGGCGCAGATCCAAAACGCGTTGTTGTAATTCGCGCTTCCGAACGGGGCAATGCCGATGTTTCCGGCAACCGTTCCAAACAAGTTGACGCGGTCGTTTTTGCTGCCGCGTAAGGCTGCTGACCGGCTGGTGTAAAAGCTGACGTATCCCAGCTCGTCGACGTTGATCCAGTATTCCTGGTCTTGGCAGTCGGGCACGGTGTCGCTTCCGACGGTGTCGCCTACACGCGAATAGAACTGCGAGTCGTCGCCACCTTCCCCAGTCGGGTACTCCTCGGCAGCTTCCTTGTAAAACTTGTGGGCGTACCCCGTGATGTGACTGCGGTTCGGCCCCAAGAAATACCGACCGCCGTAGTAGCTGCCGTAGCCCGCAGGGTTTGGCGGAAATGCTCCAGTGCCGCTTGGCAGGCAAGACGTTGTAACGCGGTCGCCTGACCAGTAGCCAGGGCAAATGCTGCTGAGGGCGTTCAAGTTGCCGTCAACAACGTCCGAGCTAACCAAGCAAGCTTCAGGCGCTTCGCGTTTCAGCCAAAGCTTTCCGCCTACGCCAAGAACAGCCATTAGAACTCTCCGACAGGCTTGCCAGACACTTGGAAGCTAACGCTTACAGCTTGAACACTTCCGACACTCACACTGGGGCTAACGCTGGTAACAAAACCAGTGCAGCTAAAGGACTTGTTATCTAGCCGGTTAAAGACAAAATTAACAGCTTCAATATCTTCTGAATTATTAAAAATGGAGTTAAGGAAGACAGAGGCTTGGGCATTGGCAGGATCGTACAAAACAGTTGCGCTACCAGTCGTTCCGCGCAACCCCTGCACATAAGTGCGATCGTATTCACCTAGCGCGGTATCCTCCAGCGCGTCTTTGGTGACCGTGATGCTCCAGTCGCGGACTTTGCCAACCAGTGTGCCCTGGTACTTAAGTTGTCCGTCAGCTCCAGTTAAGACCATTTCAGGCGTCCAGAGTGGCTACAAGTCTGACTTGCACCCTAGAGCGTCCAGGGAACAATGATTCGACTGAAGGCATTTCTGCCCATCGCCAGTTTAAGTACGACGGGATAATTGCGGTTAGGTCTTCCGGTGCACCAGCAAAAACGCTGCTGGGCAAGGTCATGCTGTAAGCACCGCCCTTGGATTCATGCCAGCTCTCCATTAGTGCCGTGGTGCCGGCGTCGTTCGCAACAAACTCCAGCTGCAACGTCGCGTCAAAAGCGCGACTGCCGTACAGACGGGTGGAGCTGGCGCCGTTGACTGCCTCATACTTTTTGATCGGATACCGACCGGGGCTAAACGTACG